GAGCTGGGGTAGCCTGGAAGAGCCGCGGCGTTGGCCACCGTGCCAAGATACTGAATGCCGCCGCCAGCAGCGCCTGTCGGGCCCGTAGGGCCGGGGACAGTGGACGCAGCGCCAGTGGGACCAGTCGGGCCTGTAGGGCCACGCAGGCCAGTCAGGCCGGTGGCTCCCGTTGGACCAGTGGCGCCCGCAGGCCCAGTATCGCCAGTCGGTCCAGTGGGGCCCGTGGGGCCTGTAGCGCCCAGCCCTATGGGGCCTGTGGGGCCAGTGGGGCCAGTTGCGCCCGTGGAGCCTGTCGCGCCCGTGGAGCCTGTAGGGCCAGTGGGGCCCGTCGGGCCAGTGTCGCCAGTGGGGCCTGTCGGGCCCGTCGAGCCAGTCGGTCCAGAAGCGCCGGTGTCGCCCGTAGCCCCCGTGGGCCCAGTCGGGCCCGTAGGCCCGATATATTGCAGGAACTGGCCAAAGGTCGCGCGCTTGGTGACGCCTCCCTGAACGACGACGGTCGTGTCCGTAGACTGCGGCGTGTTGGCCAGCGGCAGGTCTGTGATAGGCGTCGGGACTAGATTGGAAGGTACGTCGGTCATGGGACTAGGTATCCGTCGCCTTCTTCATTGATCATGAAGTAGTTGTCGCTCTCAGTAACCAGACCGCCCGGATTGGTGTTGATTGGCACATCGGGCCTCGGGAAGTTGAGCGTGATGCGCTCAGGCTGCCGGGCCGGGAGGCGATAGGGATCAAACTGATCACGGTCGATTTCGCACACGCGAAGGCCCGGAGAATTCGGGTCAGGCATCAACTCGTCGAGCGACATCTTCCTCTGGCACCGGGCGCAGATGCCGATGCCGAAGGTAGACCTGCCTCGAGGATCAAGAAAGATGCTCATCTCGTGTACGGGCTAATGTTGGGCGCGTAGTAGATCGGCGAGTTGTCTCGCTCCTCCGCCTGCGCGAGGGCCAAAGCTTCGTCCGCGGTTCCCTTAATATACGTCAGAAACTGCGGCTGAACATCAGGCAATTCTTGGCACAGACGCCAAGAAAGCTGCCAAACGATCGCCTCATACCACCTTTGTGGGATGTCGAGCGTCTCCGTCAGCGTGCCGACGTCCATGATGTAACGCTCACGCCAGATGATGAACTGGCCGAACATCGACGTCTGGTCGGTCACAGGCCAGATGTGCATGATCGGGATGTCGCGCTGCCGGTCGAACCAGTATTGGAGCGGACGGCCCGCGAAATACTTATTCGGCAGGTTCGTGTAGTCGTCGCGGTTCAGGCGCGCCAGCGGGATTTCTGTCGGGTTGTTAGCCGCATAGAACTCCGTCACGTTCAGCGTATTGCCGCCCGTCTCCCGCATACGGAAGTAAGTCGCAGCCAAAGAGACCTCAATGTCGTACCACTGCCAGCGGCCTGCGACGTAGGCCGTAACGCCTGGCGCGGCCACAGTTGACCACGTCACGAGATCGTTTGAGGTCTCAAAGACGATGTTGAAGTTGCCGGAGACAGCCATCATGACGCCAACGGTCGAGATGGCGACGCCGCCATTCGTGCCGCTATAGCTGATGTACAGATTGCCGTTGGGGGCGTTCTGGGCGCAGGACGTGCTGAGATTGCCGTCGAACGCATAGCTTACGATGCCGCCGGCAGACGAATACTGCGTATTGCCGTTCTGGCGAGAAAGCCAACGATAGTTGGCGTTCAGGATGTCGACCGTGCCGTTAGGCGTAGGGATGTCCTGCTGCCCCAGATAGAGCGGCAGGATTTCCTTCTCAATGCACCAAAGCGGAAAGCCTTGGTTCGCAAGAGAACTGAGCAGCAGATAAAGGTTGTCCTTAGCCGTATCAATCAGCTCAGAACTGATCTGCTGAGGCTGCATACGGCAACGCCGGAAGGCGTGATCAATCACCTTCCGGGTTTCGAATACAGTCGTTGATACGGTGCCGGAGACGGTCATCAGCAGTTGCTCATCTTCGTCTTGCCGCCCTTCTTCATCATGGCGGGCGAGGTTTCAGGGCGGGCCATGCTGGCGGCCTTTGCCATCGCCGCCTTGATGGCGCCGACGTTGGGCTTGGGGCCGGGGCGCATGGAGCCGACGCCAATTCTTTTGGAGCCAGCGACAGGAGCGGCGCCGACCGTCGGAGAAGCGATGACAGGCGCGCGGGAGGCCACAGGAACACCCTTAGCCCGCTCCATGCTCGGGCGCTGGGGCGTCATGCCCATGCGCTGGAGAGGAGACGTCGGAGCGATCGAGCCGCCGTCAGCCTTGTGCATCATGCCGCCGTGCATCATTTTGCGGGCTTCAGGCTTCACCATCTTCTTGATGAGAGCCTTATCCATAGCCTCGTCGGGGTGCTTCGCAGCGCCGCCCTTCATCATCTTGCGAGCTTCAGGCTTCACCATTTTCTTGATGAGTGCCTTGTCCATAGCCTCGTCAGGATGCTTGGACATGCCGCCCTTAGACTTCTTCATCGGCTGCTTGGACTGCTCGACTTCGCGATAGTAGTCGCGGTCGCGCGACTGCTTCACCTTGCCGCTCTTGATGTCCTTCACGGGCACCGAGGTGTCCTTGCCATCGTCGACATATTCAATGCCGCCCTTGGCCTTCTTGCTCTTGCCAGCCTCGCTGAGGGCGATGGCGATGGCCTGCTTGGGGTTCTTGACCACAGGGCCTTCCTTCGAGCCGGAATGGAGCTTGCCCTCCCCGAACTCGCGCATGACCTTGCCCACCTTCTTGTCGGCCTTGGTCATGCCGCCCTTGGCGTAGCCACGCTCCATGCGCTTGAGCTGCTCGGCGTCATACAGATCAGAAGCCTCGACGTCGCGCGGAGCCTCCTTCTTCTTAGGAGCAGGCATCGCCTTCTTCTTGCCATAGGTGCCGCTCTGGATCGGAGACCGCTCCTCAAGTTGGCGCATGTACTCGTCTTGATCGACGTAAGAGCCTTGGGCCTTCTTCATCGGCGCCTTCTTCGGCATACCAACGCCGATGACGATCATCATGCCCTTACCCTTGGGCGCGTCTTTTTTGACCTCGCCGCCCTTGGCGTACATCTGACCAGTCACCTTCGTGGCGCTCTTGGTGTAACCAGAGGCCGCCGGGAACTCGAAGTCTTTCACGTAGCGAATAGCCATTTCATTTCTCCCTGCGGCTGCGAAGGATGGTTGCGCCAGACATAAGAAAAGAAAGGCCGTGAGGCCCCTTTCCCACGTCACATCCCCTTCCGCCGATACGAACGAACCTTATCCGCAATCTTCTCAGGTTGCGGCACGAATTGCTTTCCAGCCTTCTTGCCAGCCCGCTTGGCTCGCGTCGTCGCAGCGTACTCGGCGGGAGACAACGATTTGATGGCGGCTTCTGGAAGATACCGCTCGCCCGTCTCGGACGAAGGCTTCCCAGACTTGGTGCGCCAGTTCTGCTCGCCCCAGGCTTTGAGAGACTTTTGGGGGTCTTTCATTTGTAGCCCCCTCCCTTCTCTTTGTACTTCTTGGCGAGCAGTTGCGCTTTGCGCGCAGACCACTGACCGGCAGCCGTTCCCTGCACGTTGGCGGCCTTGATCTGATTAAACAGGGCCTTCCTCATGCCTGGCTTGGTGTAGTTGCCAGCCTCATTCACTTTCGACTTAGCGGCGCCGCCTCGAGCATAGGGGCGAACGAATTGCTTGCCCGCAGAACCGCTGAAACCAGCGCCTTCGGGGAAGGAAAACTCGCCGTAGTGCGGGCCCTTAGCCATCAGCAGTCCCACTTTCTGAGAGACTTGTTAATGCGGCTGTTCGGATCGCGAGCAGTCTCGGAGGACGTCAATTTCGCCTTCATGCCCTTCATCCGGGCGCAGAATGAAGCCCGACGGCCAGCAGCCTTCGGGCTCTTCTTCGCCTCAGATGCAGAGACGGGGCGCTTGATGTCGTGACCCTGAGCGCGAAGGGACGCGCGTCCCTTCTCGTTCAAGCCGCCCTCGGGGTTCTTCCCCTCGGAGCGCGTCCAAGCGCCGCCGCTGGCCTTGTAGACCGGCGTGTAGCCTCCCTTGGAGAAACACCAGCCCTTCATGACCTACCTCACGCCGTCGATTGCTGCACCACAGTGGCGCGGATGACGCCAGTGCCCGAAGCCACATTGAAGCGGACAGCGCGCATGAGCGTCGTCGTGAACGCCGTCTGGTCTGTGGATGCGCTAGTGAGAGCAGCCACAGGATGGGCGACGGCCAACTGGGTGATGGACGTGTCGAACGGATCCTCGTTGGTGTACTCGACCGAATAGGTCGCAGAACCAGAGAGGATGTTCGCCGAGATCGTCGTCACCTGATTAGGCGTGTAGATGTCGAGCGGCCACCACGCAGTGGCGCCAAGACCGACAGCCGCGCTGCCTGCCTCGACGGTCTCAGTCGTCAGCCCGGAAGGAGCGTCAGTCTGGATCTCGGTGACAGTCGCAAACGAGTTCGTCGTCGTCACGGTCTCATTGTCAGGGCCAGCGATGGCCTCAGACAAGGCGGTGCCCGTGGAGGACGTGCCAATGATCGTGAAGGTGACGGCGCTGAAGTCGTCGGTGCTCGTCAGGGTGACGGGGCCCGGCGTAAGAAGCGTCGCAACACCGCCAGAGACGAGAACGCCATCAAGCGTCAGGTCGGCGTTCTCGCCCGGCGTTTGAGCCGTCGAGATGCCGTTCGGGTCGGCAGCGTAAAAAGACAGATTTTGCTGTATAGGGCGCATTTATAGCCTCCAAAGGGAAAGAGAGGGGGCCGAAGCCCCCTCAGCCCAATCAGGCCGGCGTCACGCCAATGGCGCCCGTCTGCGTCGCGTTCGGGCCAGCCTGCACGGAGGTGAGGCCGATCGCGATCACAAGGCGGCGAGTGCCGTTGGCGGCGCTCGACGGAGCGTAGGTGCCACGCACGTCGCCGGTCGTGGCGGTCGCCGTCGCGGTGTCAGCCGCCACGAAGGTGCCAGCATCCTCAGCGAGAGCGCCCGCCCAACCCACGCGCAGCAGGTAGCCAGCGTCGGTCACGCGATAGGGAAGGCCGAAGACGTCCTCGTTGCCGACGGTCAGGTTGCCGGCGAGCGCGGCGCTGACGTACACGGCGGTGATGGTCTTGAAGGCCTTCTCACCAGCGACGGCAGTCGTGCCGTTGAGGGCGATCGTCTCAGTCTGAGCCTGACCCCAGTAATCGGTGCCAGTGACGGTGACGGTCTGCGTGGTATCGCCAGCGCCAGAGCTGTCGACGTTCACGGCGCGCGCGTAGTCAAAGGTCGCGACGCCGCCAGACGCCGAGGCGCCGTTAATCGTGGCGTAGCCAGCCGCGGCGACAGCCTGAGCAGCGCAAACAGCGGTGGCGGATTTGGTGGCGGGGACGATGTCCCAGATGTACACGCGGCCAAGGGGGCCAACGCCGCTCAGGACAGCGCCGGGGCCAGCGTAGGAGTTCACCTGCGGGCCGTTAGCCGTGCCAAGCCAGAGATCGTCGGAAAACTGCGTCATTTTGGTCTCCTCCTTGAAAAGTTTGACCAAGTTTCGAGGGTTCTAGTTTCCCATAAAACAAAGGGGCGGTCCAGCCGCCCCTTTGCCTTATTCGGTCGCCGATTAGACGCCGGGGGTGCCGAAGACACCGCGCGGGTCGGTCCAGCCGAACGCATAACGCTCGGTGGCCTTGAACCGCATGGAGTCCGTCTCGAAGTCGCCTTCCATGCTCTTCTCGAGCGGGCGGCGCATCATGAGCTTCAGACCTTCCGGCGCATCGGTCTCGACCCACCAAGCGGTGGTCGAGGTCAGACGCGACAGGTTGGCCTGACCGCCGTCAAGGAGGCCCATCGACTTCACTGGGTTGATATCATTATTAGCTGTGCCGGCGCGGAGCACCGACTTCAGCAAGACTTCAGCCTGGAAGACGTTGGACGGAGACACCACGAGCTTCGTCGGCGTCAGACGGATGCGCTTGCCGTTGTTGTCGACGGCGTTGCGGATCTGAATGAGGAGCTGCTCGAGCGAGGTCTGCGACAGCGCGGCGGCGGTCGCAAGCTGGTTCGAGAAGGTGCCGTTGATGATCGGGTGA